AGTCTGTCTCAAGAGGAGCTAGAAGAATATGGCTGGGAACCTTTTCTTCTCAACATTAAAACGAAGCAAGGCATAGAACGATATATAGATTCAGACAAAGATTTAATTAGATTACTAGAAAAGAAGATGCATCATGAAGAATGCATTTCAGTATGCGAATCTATTCTTCAAGAATTGAAAAGTAGAACTTATCAACTAAGAGATTATATTTCATGGGAAAGATTTATAGGTGGAAACTAAAATAATAGTTAAAAAAAGCAATGAATCTTATGTGAAGATAGAATGTGATCGGAGCACGGCACAAGAACTATCCGACTACTTTACTTTTTATGTTCCCGGTTACCAATTCACACCAGCATTCAGAAATAAAATTTGGGACGGAAAGATAAGACTTTTCGATCAAAGAAGTAATGAACTATATCATGGGCTTTATTCACTGATAGAAACATTTGCAAGTGAAAGAGATTATTTTGTAGAGTATAAGGACCCACGCCCAGACCTTGTTGATGATTTTTCAGAATACTTAGCAGACAAATATATACAACAGTTAAACGCACACTCAAGAGGTAAAAAGTTAACTGTAGATTCTCATCAAAGAACTGCATTTATACATGCGATGAGAAAAAGAAGATGTTTACTTCTTTCACCAACCGCATCAGGTAAATCATTAATCATGTACATGATTGTACGACAATTGTTGGACTATCATTGTAAAAAAGGTCTGATAATTGTGCCGAGAACATCTCTCGTCGAACAACTATATTCAGACTTTGCGGATTATTCTTCAGAAAATGGTTGGGATGTATCAAACACAATACATAAAATTTATCAGGGTAAAGAAAAAACAACGCAACTGCCTTTGATAATAACAACTTGGCAATCAATCTATCAATTTCCCAAAGAGTATTTCGAACAATTTGATTTTGTTATAGGTGATGAAGCTCATCTTTTCAAATCACAATCGTTAACATCAATACTGACCAAGTGCATCAATGCAAAATATAGAGTAGGTTTGACAGGCAGTTTAGACGGCACTAAAACTCATAAGTTAGTTTTAGAAGGGCTTTTTGGTTTAGCCGAAAGAGTTGCCACCACAAAAGAACTCATGGACAAAAACAGACTTGCAGATTTTGAAATCAAATGTTTGGTTCTTAAACATGATGATGAAATTTGTGAGTTAATGAAAAAAACTACGTACCAAGAAGAAATTGAATATCTAATATTAAATGAGATTAGAAACAAGTTTATTAAAAACTTGGCGGCATCATTAAAAGGTAATACACTCATACTATACCAATACGTTGACAAACATGGGAAAATACTATATGATCTTATCACCAATACAAAAAATATTGGTGTCAGAAAAGTTTTCTTCATATATGGAAAAACAGATGTTGAAACGAGAGAGAATGTCCGCAGTATAACAGAACAAGAAGAAAATGCAATCATTATTGCATCATATGGTACGTTCTCTACCGGTATTAATATCAGAAACTTACATAATGTAATTTTTGCTTCACCATCAAAGTCTAGAGTACGTAATCTTCAATCGATAGGTAGGGCACTTAGAATAGGTGAAAAAAAAGAAAAAGCAATTTTATATGATATAGCAGATGATTTGAGATACAAAAACTATATGAATCATACTCTCAAACATTTCGTGGAAAGGACAAAGCTATATAATGAAGAGAAGTTTGTTTACAAACTCTACAAAATAGGACTAAAAAATGGAAAGAGTTCAAGTAATCAAGTTGTATAACGGTGATCAGATCATTTGCTATGCAGAAGAGGAAAAAGAACAAATAGTGGTTAAAAAACCTCTTCAATTCTACCTAAAGATTGATAGAAGCGGTGCGCATAATATTTCAATGGATTTTTGGTTACCCTATCCAGTTACTAAAACAAATACTGCTTCTATTAAAAGAGATCAGATTATTGCTATGCTTGATCCTTCCGATGACTTCGAAGAATACTATGAGAATGCATTAGATGCTCTTGAGAAATCTAGAGAAAGTGATTCTTCTCTTGAAGATGAAAGTGAAGATAAATTGAAAGTATTACTGGAGACACTCCAGATACCTAAGGAAAGATTTATTAATTAACATGCAGAGGCTACATAGTGGAGTGTAGACCTTTGTCAAGTGGAAATCAATACTTATTATGGTGAACAATATGACAAATACCAAAAAACATTATATAAACAATGCTGACTTTTGCAAAGCATTGGTCGATTATAAAGAAGCGGTAGCTCTCGCAAAAAAAGAGAGGCAACCAAAACCTATTATTCCAAATTACATTGGTGAGTGTTTCATGAAGATTGCCGAAGGGCTTTCCCACAAACCAAACTTCATCAACTATACCTATCGTGATGAAATGATTGCAGATGGTATTGAAAACTGTCTGATGTATTTTGAAAACTTCGACCCTCAAAAATCCAATAACGCATTTGCCTATTTTACTCAAATCATATATTATGCTTTTCTCCGGAGAATACAGAAAGAGAAAAAACAGCTCTATGTCAAATACAAATCAACTGAAAATTTTGGTATTTTAGATGAGTCTGAACTCATGGGTTTCGATGAAATTAATTCCAAACCCTTTGAACTATACGACAATATATCAGAGTTTATTGAAAATTTCGAAGAGACAAAAAAGAAAAAGAAAATCGTGAAAAAAGAAAAAGGTATTGAAAAATTTCTTGAAGACTAATTATGAAAATAGCATTGATAACTGACCAGCACTTCGGTGCAAGAAACGATTCACTTCATTTCCTAGATTTCTATGAAAAATTTTATAATCTTTTTTTCTTAGAAATCGATGACAGAGGTATCGAGACCGTTGTAATATTGGGAGACACATTCGACCGTCGCAAGTATGTAAACTTTTATACTTTGCAGAGGTCAAAGAAAATGTTTTTTGAAAGACTAAAAACACGCGGTATAAAAGTTTACATGCTGGTGGGCAATCATGACACCTATTACAAAAATACTAACGAAGTTAATTCACCTGAGTTAATGTTATCTGAATATGACAACATCACCACCATAAACGACCCTCAAACAATACAGATTGCTGGCTATCCAGTCACTATGATGCCATGGATTTGTTCAGAAAATTATGTTGCATCAATGGAAGAATTAAAAAACACAACCGCACCTATTTGCATGGGGCATTTTGAAATTGAAGGCTTTCAAATGTACAGAGGAGCACCTTCACATGAAGGGCTTGACCCAAAAATGTTTGATAGGTTTGATGTAGTTTTTTCTGGGCACTATCACCATAAGTCTTCAAAAGGCAATATTCATTATCTTGGTAATCCATATGAATTAACCTGGCAGGATTACGATGATAAAAGAGGCTTTCATATTTTTGACTTGGAAACCCATGAACTAGAATTCGTTGCCAATCCATATAAAATGTTTCATAAATTAATGTATGACGATAAAGCTTTCTCTATAAAAGAAATACAAGATACGGATCTCAACTGTTTTACTTCGGTATATGTGAAAGTTGTGGTAGTAAATAAAACTAATCCATATTTGTTTGATATGCTCATTAATAAATTATATCAAGTAAACCCAATAGATATCACTATCGCGGAAGATTATACTGACATAGAAGACGTTATGGATGATGATATTGATCAAGCCGAAGATACCATTACCATATTAAACAAATACGTTGATAACTTGACAACTGATCTGGAAAAGAGTAAACTAAAAACTCTCTTCCAAGAAATATATGTTGAAGCCTTAAATGAAGGAGAAACATCATGAGTCATGCGACTAGGTTGGTTAACAACCCTTTAGATAAACTTCTATTCTTTCCAAGCATGCATGTTGACACGGGGTTTTTTACAAGCCAAGAGGTTGACATTATTTCAAATTACTGTTCTTCTTTACCTTTAGGTAAAGGGCAACTATTTGACGGCACTGACGTTTACAGCACACGAAATGCTAAAACAGCATTCATAAATTCACCGGATAATAACAACAGATGGATTTATGAAAAATTAAATACATTGATAGGATTCTATAATGACACCATGTTTGGGTTTGATTTAACAGGATTCGATTATATGCAATATGCTGAATATGATATTACAGGAAAACATGAATTTCATATGGATATTGCAATGAATACACCACAGAATATAACATACAGAATTAATGAGCATTTAAGAAAAATGACTATTGTGTTGATGCTCAATCAGCAAGGAGTTGATTTTGAAGGTGGAGACTTTCAAGTGAATTTCTCTGAAGAAAGGCTGCCTGTAAATGTAAATATGAACAAAGGTCATGTTCTTTTATTGCCCTCTTTTTTACTTCATAGAGTCACACCAGTCACAAAGGGAATTAGAAAAACTCTTGTTTGTTGGGTTATTGGACCAAAATTTAGATAATGATTATATTTAAAAAATGTAGGTGGAAAAATTTTCTTTCCACGGGAAACTCATTTACAGAGGTTGATCTAAATCGATCAACCAACACTTTGATCATTGGGCAAAATGGCGCAGGCAAATCTACCATATTAGATGCTCTTACGTTTGGTTTATTTGGAAAACCTTTTAGAAAAATAAACAAGCCACAGCTATTGAACTCTATCAATAACTCAAACTGTGTTGTTGAAATTGAATTCTCTATTGGTAAAAAAGAATATAAAATTATTCGAGGAATAAAACCTAATGTATTTGAAATCTACTGCAATAATGTTTTGGTGAATCAAGACGCCAAAGCAAAAGATTACCAAGAACATCTAGAAAAATTCATTCTGAAATGGAACTTAAAAGCCTTTACTCAAATTGTAGTTTTGGGTTCCGCATCTTTCGTACCATTCATGCAATTGACTCCGGCAGATAGAAGAACAATTATTGAGGACCTATTAGATATACAAATATTTTCTTCAATGAATAATATTGTCAAAAATAAAATTAGTGCAATTAAAGATTCACAAAAAGACTACGAGTATCAAATAAAATTAATTAACGAAAAAATACAACTTCAAAAACAAAATCTTGAAGAGCATAGGAAAAATTTTGAATCGGAAATTCAAAAGAAAAAAGAAGAAGGAATAAAAAATCATGAGTTTGTGGAAAAGACAACCCGTAACATTGAGTTAATTCAAAAACATATCGAACAGTTGCAGAATAGTATTTCGGATGAAAAAAATATTCATTCAAAAAGTACCAAAATTGTAACATTACAATCAAAACTTTCCGATAACATTAAAAAATTAAATAAAGAAATAGATTTTTTTGAAAAGAATAATGATTGCCCAACATGCCATCAGATCATTACTCATGATACTAAAACTAATCACATCACAACCAAAAAAGATAAAATACAAGAAATCGATGTGGCAAGTGAAAAGCTTTCTGATGAATTGAATAAATTACATTCCCGTTTGGATCAAATTCAAAAAATACAGAAACATATTAATGAACATAACTCTGAAGTAGTTAAATTAAATACACAGATTTTTAGCGTTAATAAGTATAACATTAAACTAATTGAAGAAATAAAATCTCTAGAACAGAATACATTTTTCACAGAGAATGATAATGAAAAACTAAAAACTTTAAATGATGAATTAAAGAATGCAGAAACAAATGGTAATGAATTATCTGTTCAAAAACAATATCATGAATTTGCTGCTACTCTTTTAAAAGATACAGGCATCAAGACTAAAATTATTAAGCAATATTTGCCAATAATGAATAAGTTGATCAATAAGTATTTAACTGCAATGGACTTTTTTGTTAATTTTAATCTGAATGAAAACTTCGAAGAAACTATTAAGTCAAGGCATCGTGACGTTTTTTCTTACGCTTCCTTTTCTGAGGGAGAAAAGATGCGAATTGACCTCGCTTTATTATTTACGTGGAGACAAATAGCAAAATTAAAAAATTCAACTAATACCAATTTGCTTATTCTAGATGAAGTTTTTGATTCTTCATTAGATGGTGTTGGCACAGAAGAATTTATGAAGCTTTTGAATACACTAGATAATAACACTAACGTTTTTGTTATCTCACATAAGGGAGATCAACTGTTCGACAAGTTTAGATCCGTAATTAGATTTGAAAAGAAAAATAATTTTTCACAGGTGGTAAAATGACTGATGTAATTAAAGAAAACGATGTTATCCGAATTAATACAGATCCATACAAAAATGAACCTTCCGTTATACAAGAAAAGATTCGTATTTTCGATCTGGTGCCTGAAGCCCATCCTGCTTTAAAAAAAGTTTTACCAGATTTCGATTTTAAAAAACCACCAGTTGACCCCAATTCTTTCGCCAGTTCGTTGGTTGAAACCTGCAAACTTCATAATGGATTGGGGTTGTCAGCTAACCAATGCGGATTTGAATATCGAGTGTTTGTGATGGGTTCTGGTGACAACTATGTGGCTTTTTTTAATGCAAAAATTTTAAAGTCTTCCGAACAGCAAAGTAAAATGGAAGAAGGTTGCTTATCATACAAAGGTTTGTTTTTGAACGTAGAAAGACCAGCAGAAATTGAGGTAGAATACCAAGATTTTAATGGTATTTTAAGGCAAGCAAAGTTTACCGGTATGACTGCTAGATGTTTTCAACATGAACTTGACCATATGAACGGAATCACGTATCATAGTCATGTAGGCACCGTATCAATACAACTTGCTCAGAAAAGACGAAGCAAGTATCTAAAACTATTGTCGAAATCTTTGAAAGAAACAAATAATGGAAACAATCGAAGCAGAAATTACGGAAACATTCGATAAAGAAAAATGGCCGGATTTTGTAAAAAAACAATGGGAAGATTGGAGTTCTAAAAACCCGTTTTCTAAATTTGAACACGTTGATACAAATCAGCTAACTGAAATACTCACTAGTGACCTGACATATGCGTCAAAAATGGATGTAAAAGAATACACGTTATATCAAAAGTGGTGTGAAATTCAAGAAAAGTATCCTGTAAAAGAAACTACGTCAGTTTTCGGTGACGTAGAAAAGCATCTTCTAGATTCATCTCAAGAGCAATATATTAATTTTGTTAAAAATAACATTTGGATTCCAGAATCTCCTGATGATTTCATGAAACTTAAACCTGTCATGGAATACACCGATGATTCTGGTGAAATTTTTGTTACTGCTGTTGACGGGTCTAAAACAAAAAAAGATAAAAAAAGAACAAAAGATTTGCCTGTAATCTGGAATACAGCAAGAACATTTATTTCGACCATGAAAAACAATTCTAATATTGGAAGAAATTTGAATTTCATGGTAAAGGATGATGTAACAGGTAAATACTTGGGAGTTATTTGTATCTCATCCGACTTTCTCGACTTAACACCAAGAGATAAATTTATTGGTTGGGAACGAGAAAAGAAGACACAAGGTGGCATGATTAATTACACTGCTATTGGTTCTTCGATAGTGCCATTTCAGCCTCTAGGGTTTAATTACATGGGTGGCAAATTGCTTGCCCTTCTATGTCTCTCTGATGATGTACAGAGAATTTGGAAAGAAAAATACGGTAATACTTTGATCGGAGTGACCACAACTTCACTTTACGGAAATACAAAAGCAAACGGATTGAGCCAATATGATGGGCTGGAGTATTGGCAAAAAATGGGATTTTCTTCAGGTTCAGTGGCGTTTGAACCAAGAAAAAGTACGCTTCAAATGATTTGGAACTGGTTGAAAGAGAACCATACCGAAAAATATTTTGAATGGTGGGAAGCTAAGAACGCACAAGGGTTGCCGTTCAAACGTGATCACAAGAATCGTTCTTTGCACTTTGCGTACCCAAAACTTGGTATTCCAAAAGAACTTACGAAAACGGATCATCAAAGAGGAATTTATTTTTCACCTCTGTATAATAACACCTGCGAATTTTTGCGTGGTGAAATAACTGAAGATAAGCTTGTTAAATCCTTTGATACAAGCTGCGAAGCATTATCGGAAATCTGGAAAACTAAGTATGCAAAACCCAGGATTTCTATGCTGAAGAAGAAAAATAATGTTTCCAAAGAATCTCTTTTCTATGATGATTTGATCTATCTTACATGGGAAGAAGCTAAACAAAAATATTTGCCTCAAGTTGGTAGGTAATAATTAATGTTTACCTCACAACCTATTGACAAATACACTACATAGTAGTATGATGTGCGTACTCGTTTGATCGAGTTTTCTTTTTTATTTTTTGATATAGGAGTTAGTTATGAGTAAGACCAGTGCAAAAGTGCGTATGATTAACACTTTGAAACAAACTAAAGGCTACAACACTTTCAGTGTTGCACAAGCTCGTGTTCGTTTTGGTGTTAAAAATGTTGCTGCTCGAATCCATGAACTTCGGAAAGAAGGGTATGCGATTTACACCAATACTCGCACCCGTGGTGATGGTACCAAAGTTTCCATCTATCGCCTTGGAAAACCTTCAAAAACAATGAAAGCACAATGGCGTTCTATGGGTGTTCGCCCACAAACCGCTTAATAATGGTTTGATACAGGAGAGGCCATTAAATATGGCCTCTCCTTTTTTTATTTTGGAGTGCAAATGGAAATTCAAATAAAAACAGATGAACTTAGAAAAAAAAGTCTATTTGTTGCTACACCCATGTATGGCGGTATGAATCATGGTTTGTACATGAAAGCATGTCTTGATCTTCAAGGTATGTGTATTCAATATGGCGTCAATGTTAAATTTTCTTTCCTATTCAATGAATCATTAATCACGAGGGCAAGAAATTACCTTGTAGATGAATTTTATAATCGTTCAGAGTGTACGCATCTACTGTTCATCGATTCGGATATTTGTTTCAATCCGCAAGATGTTATTGCTATGTTGGCTCTCGACAAAGATGTTATTGGTGGACCGTATCCTAAAAAAGCAATCAAATGGAAGAGTATTCAAAAAGCCGCGCTTCTTCATCCTGATATGAAGCCTCATGAACTTGAAAAAGTTGCTGGCGACTTCGTGTTCAATCCAGTAAAAGGTACTGCACAGTTTCAAGTTTCTGAACCACTAGAAGTTATGGAAATTGGAACAGGATTCATGTTGATCAAACGTGAAGTATTTCCAAAAATGGAAGAAGCATATCCTCAACTTCGTTACAAACCAGATCATGTTGGGCAACAACATTTTGACGGTTCACGTTACATTCATGCTTTCTTCGATACTATTATTGACACAAAAGATTCTGCAACTGGTGGCGGTTCAGATCGTTATCTGTCAGAAGATTATATGTTCTGTCAACTTTGGAGAAAAATTGGTGGAAAAATTTGGCTCTGCCCATGGATGAGAACACAGCATATTGGAACTTATCACTTTCATGGTGATATGCCTGCCGTAGCCAACTTTGTTGGGGAAATGTAATGATCGTTGGTGTAGTAGGGTTCATCGGTTCTGGAAAAGGAACCGTCGGCGATTTCTTAAAAACTGAATTTGGATTTCACTCTTTAAGTTTTGCCTCCCACCTAAAAGATGTTGCTTCCGTTTTATTCGGTTGGGAAAGGCATCTTTTGGAGGGAGATACAGAAGAGTCTAGAAAATTTAGAGAAAAGCCGGATGGTTTTTGGTCTAAAAAAATCGGTGAACACTTTACACCACGATTAGCATTACAATTACTTGGTACTGAAGCTGGTAGGAATGTATTTCATGAAGATTTTTGGATTTTTTCTTTAGAAAATAAAATCAAAAAATTAGGAGACAATCAAAATGTGGTGGTAACCGACGTTAGATTTAAAAATGAAATAGAATGGCTGAAAAGCAAAAAAGGTATTTTGATAGAAGTTCGCAGAGGTGAAAGGCCGTCTTGGTTTCATATTGCCGCAGATGCGAATAGGTCAAATGGGTCCGCTTTCTCGGAAAAGTTTATGTTAGAAAAAACTGGTGTACATGAATCCGAATGGAGATGGATAGGCAGCGGCGTGGATTATATTATTGATAATAATGATACTCTGGAAAAATTAAAAGGAAGAATCACAAACTGCTTGAAAGGCCATTACGGAAGTGATATAATTGAATCTCTTAAACAGAGGAGTTTGTAATGAAGTTGACAAATAACACCATGAATGTATTGAAGAATTTTTCTACAATTAATCAGAACATTTATGTTAAACCTGGTAATGTTATTGAAACTGTTTCAAAGCAGAAAAATATTTTGGCTAAAGCAACAGTGGAAGAAAACTTTCCACAAGAGTTCGGAATTTACGATCTAAACAATTTTTTGGGTGTTCTATCTCTTTCTAAAGGTACTTTACCTGAACTTGATTTTGAAGATCAAAAAATTATTATCCGCAATCGAGTAGGCAAAAGTAGCACGACATATCATCAATCTAAAAAAGAACTTTTACTTCTTGCCCCTGAGAAAAAAGTCAGCATGGAAAATGCTGAAATTATTTTCACCATCACAGAAGAGGATCTTGATTGGTGTTTGAAAGCTGCATCCGCACTTAACTCGACCAATATCGCTTTTGTTTCTGATGGTGCAAATGTCACAGTTGATGTTTTTAATGTAAAAGATGATTCATCTAACGTAAATACAACAACAATTGCAGAAGGTGATGGCAAAACTTTTAAAATGATTTTTGCTATAGAAAATTTTAAGTTTATTCTCGGATCATATGATGTTACGATTCATTCACGAGGAATTGGGCACTTTAAAAACAAGTCTGTACCAATTGAATATTGGGTTACGACCGAACCTGGTTCTACTTACGGAGTTTAATAATGACTGATATCGTTACACAATATGGTACTTTTAAAGAAGAAGATTTGAAATCGATCAAAGAAGCTTTGAATGAAATTTCAAATGAACTTGACATTATCTCTCAGCACAAAGATGCAATCAAAGATGTTATCAATGCAGTCTTTGACAATTACAAAATACCTAAAAAAGTAATTCGTCGTTTGGCAAAAGCGCATCATAAAAATTCTTTTCAGGAAGAACTTGCGCATGATAGTGAGTTTGAAACTCTTTATATCGGGCTTACGGAGGCGAAATGAATCCAGAACGCAGAGGATTTGCTAAAGGATTAGGGCTAGCCGGATTTGTTGCTGTTGGTGTTGCTGGTTATAAAGAAGTTAAGGAGCGAATTGTATATAAACAAGATGAAGTTCCTAGCGCCGAGTTGGAAAAACAAATTGAAGGAAAACCAGTTCTAGCTTTGATGGCAACATATGGTGAAGAAATAAAAAAAGATTATCAACAAGGGCAGTATATATTTTATAATGCTCCAACATACAAAGAGGGTACAGAAAAACATGTTGAGGTGAGAATTGTTCCTGGTCCTGATGGCAAACTATACGTAAAAGAAAACGATAGTTGGAGAAAAATATGAATATAGCAATGGTTGCTTCCGGGCAACCTCGATACACAAAATATATTTTCGATAATTATCATAGAATAAAAGATGCAACAAATATAGACCTTTATTTTTACATGTGGAATAATTATATTCTTCGTGATGAAGATAAAAATATTTTTTATGGTGGAGGCCCAGTTGAGGAGCAAATAAAAAAAGGTCTACCTAAAAATTGCGTTATAAAAAAATTCGTAACTGAAAATGAACCTTCTATTGAAAAATTATTCAATAATGAACTGGAATTATTAATAGAAAAATCTCTTGGAGCAAATCATATATTTGAGCCTGATAAAATGAGAACCAGTCTTACTGATCTATATTTTCAAAGATATTCAGCAATGAAAGCTTTTCAATTAATTGACAAAGAATATGATTGTGTTATAAGATATAGACCCGATTGTTTCCTTGCTGATGATGTTTACTTAAAACAAATAAATTTAGATGAAGGAATTTATGTTCCTCGGAACTTAGGAGGAGGAGGTATGAACGATCAATTCGCAATCGGCAATATGAAAAATATGAAAGTATATTTTGATGCGTTCAATAGTTTATTTGTCGATCAAATGAAAAATAAAGAGTTAGTTCAACAAGAATCTTCTTTAAAATATCATCTAATAAAAAATAACATTAATATTCATGGACTACCTAGTAATGCACGATATTTTATAGTAAGAATAGAAAAGGGGGATGGTGGAAAAAAACTTCAAAGAATTTAAATTATTTTATTTTACATTATGGAGACTGTGATTGGAAAACAAACAAGTTTTATGGGTAGAGAAGTATCGCCCGAACAAAGTTGAAGATTGTATCCTTCCCGAAAACATCAAAACTACCTTTCAAGAATATGTTAACAGAAAAGAAATCCCAAATTTGTTACTTGCTGGATCCGCAGGCGTTGGTAAAACAACAATTGCTAAAGCCCTCTGCGAAGAAATTGGCTGCGATTATATCATCATCAATGGGTCAGACGAAAGCGGTATTGACACATTCCGCACCAAAATCAAAAACTATGCATCAGCAATGAGTTTTTCTGGTGACCGAAGGGTCATCATCATTGATGAAGCAGACTATCTAAATCCCAATTCTACACAGCCTGCCCTACGCGGTGCTATTGAAGAGTTTTCAATTAATTGTTCTTTCATTTTCACTTGCAATTTTAAGAACAGGATTATTGAACCTCTTCATTCACGTTGTTCCGTTATTGAATTCAAACTTCAAAATGGGCAAAAGGCTAAGATGGCGGCTCAATTCTTTAAACGTGTTGAATGGATCTTAAAACAAGAAAACATTCCATACGAAAAAGATGTTGTTGCAGCCGTCATTACAAAATACTTTCCTGATAATCGACGTATTCTAAATGAATTACAACGATATTCAGTTTCAGGAGCAATCGATAAAGGTATTTTGTCAAATGTTTCAGACGTAAACATTGCAACGCTTATCAAATCCATTAAAGAAAAAGATTTTGGATCAGCAAGAAAATGGGTCACTTCGAATCTTGACAATGATGCAGCAACCATAATCAGAAAAATATATGATTCGATGTATGAATATTTAACTCCTGACAGCATTCCACCTGCTGTTTTAATCTTGTCAAAATACCAATATCAATCTGCATTCGTGGCGGATCAGGAAATTAACTTAATGGCCTGTTTGACCGAATTTATGGTTGAATGTTCCTTTAAGTGAGAAGGAACATGTTTCAAACGAAAATATATGATTTATTTGGTGATGAAATTCTTTTGAATAGTAAAAGCTGTGTTTATTGTGGAATACAGAAAAAAATAACAGAGTTTCCTAAACATATTCATCGAAATGATGGATACGATTCTAGATGCAAAGAATGCAAAAATAAAAGAGGAAAACTTGTAGATCAAATAAGAAAAAATTCTCCACCAAAACCTGAAATATGTGATTGTTGTGGAAAAAAACCTAAGGAAGGCAATGGTAGAAGAAAAATTGGATTAGCACTTGATCATTGCCCTAAAACTAATACCTTTAGAGGTTGGCTTTGTTTTGATTGTAATCTTGGGATTGGTTTATTAGGTGACGATACTCAAGGATTAAAAAGAGCTTTAGACTATTTGGTGAAACATGACTGACCTATTTAAAGAAATCTTACCAAGCATTCTTCAAACGAAGAAAGACGTTCTAGAAAATGAATCTGATTATAAACCTTTTATCATAAATCGCTCACTCTCATATCATATGGATTGTATTTTATATGCAAATCAAATGAATATGTGTGGAAATTTACCTCCAAAACTACAATACCAATATTTTCTAAATACCGTAAGACCAATGAAACGTAAGTTTCAGTCTTGGCAAAAGCAAGAGACCATCAAAAATTTAGATTGCGTTAAAGAATATTTTGGTTATTCAAATGAAAAAGCCAAAGAGGCCTTGCGTATTCTAACCGATAAACAGATCGCTTTCATAAAAGAACAATTAGAAAAAGGTGGAGTGAAAAAATAATGGTAAAAATAGAAAACATGGTAGAGGTGACTCTAAAGGAAAAAGATGACTTTTTAAAAGTTCGTGAAACATTAACGCGAATCGGTGTCGCTTCCAAAAAAGAAAAAGTTCTTTACCAGTCTTGTCACATTCTACATAAGCAAGGTAGATACTACATCGTACATTTTAAAGAACTTTTTGCATTAGATGGTAAAAATACAGACTTTTCTGAAAATGATATTGCACGAAGAAACACAATTGCAAAATTATTGGAAGACTGGGAACTATTAAAAATTGTTAATAAAGATATGGTAAGTGATCCGATTGTATCATTGTCACAAATTAAAATTCTTTCTCATAAAGAAAAAGATGATTGGGAATTAATTACCAAATATAATATTGGTAAAAAAGCACAGAACGTGAATAAATAACCATATCCCAATCGGGATGGGCTAGCCTACCGAGGTTAAGGCTAGTAAAATAAACCTCGGACCAACGCCTTATGGGTTGGTATTTTATTAACTCGCTTATTTTAAGGAGAAAAGCATGACTCTTCAATACGGCAAATCTTTGCTGCCTGCAACCGTTGGTTTCGAACGTCTTCTTAGCACTTTTGAAGAATTTGATAGGGCGGTTAAACCTCAAACATATCCTCCATACAATCTTGTAAAAACAAACGATACGCACTGGACTATTGAAATTGCTATCGCAGGGTTTACACGTGACGAAATTGATATCACTCTAGATGATGGAAAACTTTTGGTCACAGGTAAGAGTGCAGATAAAGATAATACCCGCGAATTCATTCATTATGGTATTGCAAAACGTGACTTCAATCATCGATTTATTTTGGCACAAACAGTACATGTAAAATCTGCTAACATTGTCGATGGGCTTCTTGTGATTGAACTGGAAAATATTATTCCAGAAGAAAGAAAGCCAAAGAAAATTCAAATCGGTAGCAAAAATACAACACTCTTGACAGACTAGTAATTTTCATTTATAATTTCGTTATTGGAGTTTGACATGGAAGCATATTTGACATTGACAACTTTTACTACCTTTGCTTTGGGTGCTTTTCTTGGTGCCCTAGTTGGAAGGCTGATAACATTTTGCCTTATGTCAATATGTTTCCTTTTTCTTCTGTTTAAGCCATGAAAACAAATAATCAACCAATAAAGTTACGCAATCGTTACACTTTGACGGACATTTACTACACTTTTCCTCATTGGGCAACCAAAGAAATTGATGGAGTGACTTTTACTCCCGTAGTGAAAAATTATCCTACACATGAAACTCAAGTTTTACACTATGTTCGTAAAGATTCTTTGGAAAAAACTAAATGAAAATTGCACTCGCATCTGATGTACATTTGGAATTCGGCAACATTCTTTTCGATAATGCTGAGAATGCAGAAGTTCTGATACTGTCTGGTGATATTTGTGTCGCCAACAAGTTTCATCCTACAGACAAAGAATTTTTCCGTACTTGCTCAGAAAAGTTTCCAAATGTAATCTATATCATGGGAAACCATGAACATTACAATGGTGACTATACGTTGACTGAGAATCTTCTCCGTGATGAACTAGAAGAATTTAAAAATATTCATCTTCTAGAAAAGCAAACGGTCGAGATTAATGGCTACACTTTTATTGGTGCTACTCTTTGGACCGATATGAACAAAAACGATCCAAACACTTTGTGGCATGTTAGTCGTGTAATGAACGATTTTCGTATTATTCGTAATAGTGGAGCGATTGAAGATCGAGAAAAACTTACTCCAATGTTTGTGTATAATGAGCACGTGAATACGATGCATTATATCAAAAGTGTCATTGATGCTAAACCTGAAGGTAAGTTCGTAGTTGTTGGGCATCATGCGCCATCAAAGCAGTCAGTGAAACCTGATTATCATGGTGATCACCTCACCAATGGTGCATATTCTTCAGACTTGTCGGAGTTTATTCTTGACCGCCCACAAATCAAACTGTGGACGCATGGGCATACTCATGATGTTTTTGACTATATGATTGGTGATACTCGTATATTGTGTAATCCTCGTGGATATGCTCTATACGAAGAGCGCGCTGATGAATTTGAATTGCTTTTTACGGAGATTTAAAATGCCTATTTTTATGATTGATACTGTTCACACTTTTCGCCATAAGTGGCTGATTGAAGCAGAGACATTGGAACACGCTTACGATGAAATGGTGATGACTGAACATGATCGTAAGTTTGATGAACTGACACAAAAATGTCTCGGTGAAATGATTATTGATGGGCGTGAAGTGACACGTGAAGAAATTGATAAAGTAGTTGCAACTCTTAAAGAGGACAAGGATGAATGGGTAAATCATTGGCTTGTGGATAAATGTATTCATAAAGTCGATTATTCTAAATAATATTTCTGGCCGTCGTTCAATGGATAGGACAGCATTCTTCTAAAGTGCGAATGGGGGTTCGATTCCCTCCGGCCGGGCCAAACAATTTCGAGGTTTTGTGAAAGAAAAATTTATTAATGCATATATGAAGGTAGCCGAAACGTTTGCCAAATTGTCATCGGCTCGGCGTCTTCATGTTGGTGCGATTATTGTAAAAGATGATCGCATCATCTCTATTGGTTACAATGGAATGCCCTCTGGTTGGGACAATGATTGTGAGGATTTAGTTGTCTATAGAAAAGAAATCGAACCTGGCCTTTTTAACAACGAATATAAACATGAATGGAAAACTAAACCAGAGGTGCTTCATGCTGAAACGAATGCAATTGCTAAGTTAGCTAAATCTACCGAATCTGGAAACGGCGCAACTTTATTTGTTACGCATGCACCTTGTATGGATTGTGCAAAACTAGTTTATCAAAGTGGCATTAGTTCAGTTTACTATAGAAATACTTACCGTTCCGAAGATGGTATTAATTTTTTAAATGCCGCTGGAGTGAACGTAAACAGAGTATAATTCACCAGGTGAAAAATTCATTGCTCTAAATAAAATGGAGCACACCTGGAGGATTATATGCATCTTAGAGTGATCAATAGTCCAGAAAAAAATTTCACTCCGTTTGTACGAAAAGCGGCACTTTTTTATGTTGAATATCTGATACCAAGCAAAAGGCTCAGAGAAAACGTACATCTAAAAATAAAGTTTAATAAAAAAAGCAGTTATTGGGGTTTGGCATACATAGATGATAATAATGATGCTAAAAAACCTAGAAAATTTGTAATAGAATTACATCCTTGGATTGGCGCCAGAGAAATATTTATTACCTTGGCGCATGAAATGGTGCACATTCGACAATATGTCAAGGGTGACACCAATGAAAATTTATCAAAATGGAAAGGTGAAAGAATCAATTCAGAAGTGATGGATTATTACCATCATCCATGGGAAATGGAAGCTTATAGTTTAGAGACTTGTCTATATACCAAGTTCGCTATAAAAGAACAATTATGGTATGTTTTTAAAGACATAGGTAATCCAGAATTACCAATCAAAGAAGAAAAAATAAAATGGAGAAGTAAACCAATTTGATATGAAAACTGCATTGTTATTGACAGGTAATCCAAGATTTTCAAAAGACTTTGATTCACAGATACATAATCTAAAAAATAGCGAAATAGATTGGTATATTTGTTTTTGGAAAAGAGAAGAAGGTTTTGATCCAAAAATATCCAAAAATTGGCATGTGAAAAATTCTTGGCAAGTGTTGGAAAAAATAAAACCTTTTCTTCCACCTGGGCATAGAATTAAATATATTGAACTTCTCGATCCTAACGATTACTCCGTTTTGCCTTACGATTATCAAGACTATTATAGTAATCCAATAAACATCTGGCAACAATATAAAATATTACAATATTGTGATAGGTGGAGAAGAGAATTAGACTCTTATGATTTAGTTATTCGTTCAAGAACAGATTTAGGGCTTAGTGAAAATATCGATTTAAAATTGGCATACAGTTGTTTGTCTAAAGATTCAAAGGTCATTTATACACCTAATAATCAGAGAAACGGCTACATAGCAAATGTTGGTGGTTATCAAACCGGATTTTGTGACCAATTTGCAATAGGGTTACCACACATAATATCGGCATATTGTGATTCTATAGATAAATTTCATGAGTTGTATATGTCAGGCACAAAATACAATCCGGAATATCTTTTACAAACCGCACTGATGAACGAAGGTATAACTTGGCCTCCAACTTCTTTTGAGATAATAAGAGAAAATATACACTGGCAACCTATTGACCATGGAAAATGGGCGAACGTGTAAATATTTTTATAAAAAAATTAATAAAAAGCCTATATACCTGTATATTAAATTTTTTACGGAGATTTTTGTGTTAGTCTTATCCAAACCTACCTTTACAACATGCGAGTATCGCCCAAGCATTGCCGGCGATAATCTGTCATGGATACAAGGTACAAGGGGTTTGATGAGTTAAAGTTCCAAAAAGTTCCAAAAATTCTCAAACCCCTAGATCGAAAGACTAGGGGTTTTTTGTTGTTGTAAAAAAACAACAGTGTATTGCCAAGACAAGCAAATGCTACTATAATACACATATACGTTCTTTAAAAATTAGATGTAACTTGTTGGGGTGTGGTGAAATGGTATCACACAGGATTTTGATTCCCGTATCCTTGGTTCGATTCCAAGCACCCCTGCCAAAATTTAGGAAGCGTGGCAGAGCCCGGTTTATTGCACTAGTCTTGAAAACTAGCGATCCTGCGAGGGGTCCGTGAGTTCGAATCTCACCGCTTCCACCAAATTTAATGGAGTGATCCCATAATGGTATTGGAGCGGATTGCTAATCCGTCGGTTTGCGAAAGCAGGCTTCTGGGTTCGAGTCCCAGTCACTCCGCCAACGGTAGGTAGCACTGGTGTGCGGCTGAGTCTTATAAGCTCGGGAGATCGGTCAGATGGGCTGAAACGGAAGGGTTCGAATCCCTTACCTACTACCAATAATATGCACAGGTGGCAGAGCGGCCCAATGCAAGAGTCTGCAAAACTCTAAAGCCGTCGGTTCGAATCCGACCCTGTGCTCCAGTTGCAATAAAACAACGTTGTAAAAATACAACAAAATCAAAGTTGACAACGGTAACAATACCTGTATAATTGATTCTGTTGTCGATGCGGTAGTGATAACAAACGATCTTTAAAAAATAGCTGTTCATTGCACGGTTCGTCTATCGGTTAGGACGCTAGCCTTTCACGCTGGAAAGACGGGTTCGATTCCCGTACCGTGTACCATATTGAAACACATTAGAACCCACCCCTAGTAGCAAAAGCGAATCAAGGGTGTAATATTGAGTGTGTTTCAATATGGTAATAGGGTTCTGTCCCATAAGGGAATGGTAACGAAAGTGCCTTCCAATATGTTCGGTGGCCAACGAGCATAGATGCGGAATGTATGAGTAGAGAGGTGAACGAAAGTTTGCGATAAAGCCCCGGTAGGCCTAAGCATGTAATGTGTACAAAATACATCCCTATACCAATTTTCGGGTGCGTAGCCAAATGGTTGACGGCAGCAGACTGTAAATCTGTGACATAAGAAACGCTGGTGGTTCGAATCCATCCGCACCCACCAATGCGGGTATAACTTAGTGGTAAAGTAGCTGGCTTTTAACCAGCAAATCCGAGTTCGATTCTCGGTGCCCGTACCAAAGAAAAAAGCCCCTTTGACGGAATAGGTATACGTGCCATGCTTAGAACTTGGATTTTGTGGGTTCGAATCCCACGAGGGGCACCATATTGAAGCATTCTAAACTGGACGCAGGATCGGGGAAAGTCAAAAGCGGGTTGATCACCACAAGTAGACTGGAGATCAAGAGTGCTTTAATATGGTTCCATAGTATATCGGCGAGTATAGCGCCCTGTCACGGCGCAGGAACGGGTTCGAATCCCGTTGGGACCGCCAATACCTGATTAGCTCAAAGGTAGAGCATCCGGCTGATAACCGGAAGACACTGGATCGTTACCAGTATCAGGTACCAAGTTGTTTATATACAACGCATATTGCCAAGTTAAATATATATCTGTATAATTACTTATATCAAGTCGGGAGACTTTACGTAGTTCGCCGCTATCTTCGGATAACCCTGTATACGGTAAGCAGGAAATTGGGCTGCTAGTGATAATGGGAGCACGCCGCCTTTGCACGGCGGAGGTTGGAGTTCGATCCTCCAGCGGTCCACCAAGTTTCGCCCCTATAGTTAAATGGTATAACAGTTGACTTGTAATCATCAATTTCCAGTTCGATTCCGGGTGGGGGCACCAGTTTTAAACCGAGTGTAGGATAGTCCGGTCATTCCGCCTGCTTTGGGAGCAGGAAATCGTGTGTTCGAATCACACCACTCGGACCAGTTTATTCCGGAGTAGCACAGAGGTAGTTGCGTCTGACTGTTAATCAGAATGTCGTTGGTTCGATCCCAGCCTCCGGAGCCAGTTGAAGGTAATGTAGCATAACGGTAGTGCGCCTCCTTCATACGGAGAAAAGTGTTGGTTCAACTCCAACCATTACCACCAAAGGAGATTATTATGTTGTTGGATGAAATTATTTCTGTTCCATATACTACTCATCCTAAGATGACGAAAAATAAAGGCACTATTTTCAACAAAACTCCAAATTTAGATTATATTCGTTCTAAAGAAAAAGAGTTAAAAGAATTTGCTCCTGATTTGTGTGCCGAGACATTTGAAAATATCTCAAAGCAACTTGTTCGAAAAAGTTCAATCTACTGTGGTGTACCACAAACAGATTCAATGATTGAATTTGCAATGAATTTTGAAGAAGATGTTGCAATTATGCATAACGGAAAATTATCAGGAATTTGTTTCTGTTTTCCGAGTAGTTGGATTCCTAAAAAACGCATAGGTATGTCTCTAGAAGATATTCATTCACCAGTTGCGGATAATGAAAGACTTGTGAAAATGAGTGCAAAAATTGCACATACAATGGCGGATCCTGTTCTTGGGTCCTTTCGAAGATATGTATGGACGATTACAAATAATCCTGAATTGAGTAATCATCCTAAAAGAAAAAGTATGGTTGTACCTAAAAGTTTAGATGATTTGTATTTTAGACTTGAAACTCAAACAACTGCACCTATAGGTGACTGTGTGACAAGTTTGTTCTTTGTTAAAGTTCAAGTAATTCCTCTTAGTCATGTTTGGGGAAGTTACGGTAAACTAATTACTGACAGTGTAAATTCTATGAGTGATGCAATTTTGGAATACAAAAATCTAAAACATATTAAAACGGTCCTTAGTTCAATGGATCAGAACACCGGGCTACGAACCCGTGAGGTTGGGAGTTCGAATCTCTCAGGACCGGCCAACTATAATTTGAAAGATGAGTATTATGATATCCTTACAACTGAAGATTGTTTAGTTAAAGATTCTCCCAGTGGTGTAAAGGCAACATAAGAGTCTCCAAAACTTTTGATTGCGGTTCGAATCCGTACTGGGAGGCCATTTTATCAGAGGTGGATTATGTACAACAAAAAAATTAATCTAGAAGAAGTAAAATCGTTTATTGAAAGCTGTGGTCCTAATACCAAAGTTTATCTTGGTTGTGACTCGGAAAAAGTTAAAATGAATGGTGTTTGGCATGCTGATTATATTATAGCCATTGTTGTGCATATGAATAGCAAAAATGGTTGTAAGATTTTCGGGCAAATCACTCGTGAACGTGACTACGATCAAGCTCGGAACAAGCCACGTATGCGTCTGATGAATGAAGTTTATAAAGTTGCAGAAATGTATCTGAATCTTGCGGCAATCATTGATGTAGATATTGAAGTACATCTTGACATTAACCCAAATGAAGAGTACAATTCAAATATCGTAATTAATGAAGCAATTGGCTATATAAAAGGCATGTGTAATGTTGTTCCTCTTGTAAAACCAAATGCTTTTGCTGCGTCTTATGCAGCAGATAGATTGAAGAGTCTTGCAGCATAGAGTAAAGCGGGTATGATGTTAACGGTAGCATGACAGCCTTCCAAGCTGATCGAATCGGTTCGAATCCGATTACCCGCTCCAAAATTTGCGGCTATGGTGTTTAACGGTTAGCACGAGACCTTGCCAAGGTTTAGGTTCCAGTTCGAATCTGGATAGCCGCTCCAAAATTCAATGGTGTCTATGGTGTAGTGGAAGCATTACTCTCTGTGAAAGAGTAGGTACGAGGTCGGTACTCGTTAGACACCCCAGGCTTCGTTAGTTTAATGGTAGAACACCGCCCTTACAAGACGGTTACGGCAGTTCGATTCTGTCACGAAGCACCAATTTGCCGCTTTAGCTGATGTGGTCATAGCAACGGTCTGAAGAGCCGTGGAACTTGGTTCGATCCCAGGAGGCGGCACCACTTGACAAGTTACATTTAATTTGATATAATGTTTTATAATGCGGATGTGGCGAAATTGGTGAACCGCAACAGACTTAAAATCTGTCACATTAGAAACGATGCGGGTTCGAATCCCGCCATCCGCACCAAGTTTAAGGGCCTCTAGCTCATGCATGGTTAGAGCAGCGAACTCATAATTCGTTGGTGCGGGGTTCGACTCCCCGGGGGCCCACCAGATTCAATCGCGGGTTAGAGAAACGGTATCTCAGAAGCCTCATAAGCTTCAGTTGTTGGTTCGACTCCATCACCCGCTACCACTTTCCTGCTTCTCTACCAAAATCAAAAAACCAAACACAAAAACGTATTGCAACTGTTAATGTTATAACAAGAATTATTCCCCAAAAAACATTTTCGACAAATCTCTTTCTTCTAATCGCCTGATCACGAATCATCCTTTCTCTTTTTTCACGTATATCTCTTCTTAAATGAAGAAATTGACTATGACCTTCTGCTCCCAAGTGTTGAAGTTCACCATAGTAAAACATATGATGTATTTCTGCTTCCATTTCACGAAGTTTTTGTTGTGCAATGATAATATCAAATGCTTCGGCTGTTTCGCTTTGCCCGAAGCCCATCTTTTCAAATAAACCTAATTTTCTCTCGCCAGTGTCAGTTTTACTATTGTTTATAAGTTGCTGTAATTGCCCAGCAGCGTCAGCCCATTTTGAAAGCTGTCGATAAACACCTTCGATTTCTTGCCCAACTTTAACCGCAGCTTTTAGCCCATTGAAAGCTGCGGTAACCGTTCCCATTAACGTTATTGGATCCATTAATTCGCCAGAGGATTGTCCAATGCTTTCTTAATCTTATCATCCACTTCACGGCGAATAGTTCTAAGTTCAGCATTTGTTTCACGCTCAATACGATTGACACGTTCATTAACATTTTGTACGGTAGAGTCAACTTGCTTTTGCATCTCTCTTACTTGTGAATCAGCACTGCGGCGAATCTCTTTTATTTCTGCTTCAGTACCAAGTCTAATTTCTTTTATTTCACTGTCAATCTGTCTTCTAATTTGGTTTATATCTTTTTCAACTTCACGTTGAGCAACTTTCGATCCGCGTTCAACACCTTCCAGTACAGTCTCAGTTCTACGAATATCACCTTTTAAATTTTGATTAATATCACGGGTATACCCGACAACTTTTTCGCTGTTCTCTTCTAATTTAATAATACGTGCTTCATACTCACTGAAGTCTGGTGCAACATAATTCGCAATTTTCTTCTTCATACTTTCGTAATCTTTATATGCTTCAAATACACCATACATGCCACCTATCACAGAAGAAACAATACCAAAAGCAATCATAAGTTTTGCAGGTGTAAAACTATAACCACCAATACTGATAACAGTATCTTTACTAGCATACTTCTTCATTGCATCTTGAAGTTCATCGACTTTTTTATCAACGTTTTTATCTTCTGTACTGCTCATCTACCATCTCCTTATGGATTCTATCTGATCTTTGATTGAGTTGTCGTAATGCTCTTGCGTTATCTGCAATAGTTGCTCGGCGATAAATATCTTCGACCTTGTAAAAAGGAATGTCAGGCAATTTCGCCTGCTCATAAGCACTGAAACCAGGAACAGTCGATAATGAAGCCATCACAGCATCTTGCGGGTCCTTTTGAGCGTCTTTTTGGGATGCTTGTTGACTTCTTTGTTGAGCATCCGCGCGTCTTTGTTGTTGTTGCGTTTGCGCTCTTTGTGACTGGGGGGATTGTGGTGAAGCATTACGACTTGTTATACCAGTTCCTAGTTGCTGCGATTGTTGGTTAGAACTCAGGGCTTGATTAACAATTGGATCGCTTGTTACTTGTGGTGTGGTTAATAACTTTGCAACATCTTCATTACCCACCGAAGGCACAGGTAATGATGTTGTTGTAGTTACTGTGGTAATTTGCTGTGCAGTGGTATAACCTGGGCACTGTGGATTGCTTTGTGGGTTTGCAGAACATGCATCAGCAATTTGTTTCTTTCTAAAAGCGTCTGCATATCCTGGGCAACCAGAATTGTATAATGGGTTTGCCGTGCATTGCTGATTGAAAAATGCCTGTTGGTACAGAGGGCAAGATGTAGAAAAAAGGGGATTAGAAGTACACTGTTGGTTTAAATATGCTGATTCATACAATGGGCATGATGTGTTTGAAAGTGGATTCTCATTACATGTTTTATCAAACAAAGCCTTAGCATATCCTGGGCAACTCGAATTGTATAGGGGATTGATTGTGCATTGCTGATTGAAATACGCCTGTTGATATTGTGGGCATTGTGGAGAAAATAACTGATTCAAATTGCACTGTTGTACTTGATAAGCAGCCGCATAACCTGGGCAATTTGATCCGAATAGAGGATTTGCTGAACACTGTTGATTGAACCATGCTTGTTGCCATCCTGGGCAAGACTGACTGTACAACGGGCTAATTGCACATTGTTGTTGAAGAAATGCTTGTTGATAACCCTCGCATGTAGGTGATGCAAGGGGGTTAGCACCGCAAGGATCAACAGAATATCTCAATCTTACATCAATATTATTGATTTCTGCACCGTAATAGCCTGCCCAATATCCTGCGTCTCTACCTACCATTGAAACTTCTAAATTGCCTACCGAAGATAAACTGTATGGGTTAGAAAAATTTTCTGTGCCAGAAAATCTAGTCCAATCATTTATTCTTCTATTGTAATCGTAATTTTTTGTTTCAATTATATTTTTGTTGGTATTGTCATATAATCTAATGGTGATATTTAAAGGATCGTAAGAAGGATTTTGATTTGCACCAGCATTTGCATTCTTAATAGTCCATCCATAATCGTATCCTCTGACCTGTATGCCTGTACCCAATAGAGCCCGATTTACTGCTACATTTTGATACAGGAAACCACTGCCATAACTGAACAGAATCGCTCCATCACCCGAGCGTTGAACTGGGCAAGGACCTCCTGTTGTACCACCCCAAATCATTCCGTTATGCTGAGTTAAACATCCCTGCCAACCTGTTTGGTTGATTATGTTTGAGGATGTTTGTATATCCTGAGCGTTACAGAAGAAGGAGAAGAACAGCCAAGACGCCAAGCCCAGCAGAAACTTTTTGCCAGAAACTTGCATTCGAATTCTCGCTTATAGGTTTAGGTTTACGATCTGGAGATGATTCCCAAATTCTTTTAGCATCCTCACCTATTCTACCATCAACTGGGCATGGGGTTCCAGCATTCATCATGGCATCAAAAACCCTATCATCTTGGCATAAAGTAGCCACGGCGGCCACTTTCATACCCATATCGTATAGATTTTTAGCTAATTTTAATCGTTCGCAATTTAAATCACGAACCATTGTTCCCCCAGAAATACCTAGAATTTGTGTTTGGACGGCACCACCCACTCCTACGGTACATAAATCATTATTGAGTACATTAAAAGAAGGAGAGATAGCCGAAGCTGGAGGAGACCTAACAGTGGTATCATTCACACTATTAGAATTTGTAGTTACTGTGCTGGTACTTTTCGAATCAGTAACTATCACATCAGATTGCGCGGACGCTAATGAAGAAATTACAAAAAGAATCATAAAGGATATCTTTTTGTACATAATTTTCCTTTTATTGACTTTTTTTTCTTTTGTGATATAATTTATTTATTAATAATTAAAACTATATAAAAGAGGTTAAAATGACACCAACTATTATGGTATTTGATAATTTTTATGCGAATCCAATGGACGTAAGAAATTACGCTTTAAGCATGCCATTTAACGTTTCTGGTAATTTTCCTGGATTTAGAACTAAAGCACTTGACGGTGAAAATAATGAAAACGCCAAACTTTTAATGGAAAATATTGTCCGTAAGAAAATTGTTTGGTGGCCAGAAGAATACAATACCGCATTTCAATATACAACAGAAAACGACGAAACCTGGATTCATTACGATCCAACCAACTGGGCAGGTGTTCTTTATTTGACTCCAGATGCACCATTAGATTCTGGAACAGCTATCTACATGCATAATAAAACAAAAATTTATATGCTTGATAGAAGCGATTCATCGACTGATTTAAATGAATATGGTAGAGATTTATCACAATGGTCTCCAATCATGCAAGTGGCAAATATTTTTAACAGGCTAATTATGTACAGGGGGCATTATTACCACAGAAGTGTCAAACCAGGGTTTGGGCAAAACCAACACAATGGTAGACTTTTTCAAACTTTCTTTTTCAATACTGAGGATTAAAAAATGAATATTTTAGGAATTAAACTTGTGACTGGTGAAGAAATCGTTGCAGATGTAACTTTCACTGAAGATGGTAGATTCAAATTAACAAACAGTGTTCAACTCAGGCTTATGCCACCGCAAAGACCTGGAACTGAACCGTCGATGGGATTTGCACCGTTTCCTGCTCTAGCAAAACAAGGTAAAGATGTTACGACCGTTATTGAACCTTTACATATTGTGTATACTTATGAGCCAGAAGATGTTATAATTGACAATTATCGGGCAGCTTTTTCAGGCATCGTAACTCCAACCAAACAGATTATTACAGGATAATGACAAACTTTTACACAAATGTGCAAGCCGTTGGTAGCAACATACTTTTCAGAGGTGTTGTAAACGGCAAAAAAATCAAAAATAAGATCGCCTATCAACCAAGACTTTTCGAACTTGCAAAAAAGGTTACACCATATACCACTTTAAATGGTGAATATCTTCAAGAAATAAAATTCGATTCGATGAGAGAAGCCCGAGATTACCTTCGTCAATTTGAAGGTGTCTCTGGCAAAAAAATCTATGGCAATTCAAGATTCGAATATGCATTCATTGCTGACCAATATAAAGGTATGATCGAATGGGATTTAGATAAAATTTCAATCGCTATTCTAGATATTGAGGTCGGATCAGAGAATGGATTTCCAGATCCATATCAAGCAAATGAACCAGTTACAGCAATTTCTGTCAAGTATGTAAATGGGGATATTTACGTTTTTGGTTGTGGTGACTATAAAGTAAAGGGTGAAGAACGATACACTAAATGTGTAGATGAATATAATCTTCTAAAGTTCTTTTTGAAATTGTGGGAACAGAAATGCCCAGATATTCTAACAGGCTGGAATACTAAGTTTTTTGATATTCCATATCTTGTTAATCGCATGAGGAAAATTCTAGGTCCTGATGAAGCAAAAAAGCTTTCACCTTGGAATATGATTTCTGAACGGGAAGCATATGTCATGAATCGAAAAATGACTGTGTATGAATTGGTTGGTATTGGTGATTTTGATTATCTTGAACTATACAAGTGGTATTCACCCAGTGGTAAATCACAGGAATCATACCGTTTAGATAATATTGCAAACGTAGAAATTGGTGAAAAGAAGATTGATTATTCAGAATATGAATCATTACATCAACTTTATAGACTCGATTTTCAAAAGTTCATTGAATATAACATTAAAGACGTAGAGCTTATTCTAAAGCTGGATGATAAGTTAAAGTTGCTTGAACTCGGTATTACTCTTGCATATGACACAAAGTGCAACTACGATGATGTGTTTGCACAAACAAGAATGTGGGATGCACTGACGTATAATCACCTTCTTGAAAATAAAATTATAGTTCCGCCGAGGGTAATTAAAGAAAAAGATGCGGCATTTGAAGGTGCTTATGTAAAAGAACCTCAAGTCGGAATGCATGAGTGGGTTGCATCATTTGACCTTAATAGTCTTTACCCACACCTCATGATGCAATATAATATTTCACCAGAAACTCTTATCGAGCCAGAGAAATACACTCAAGAAATGAGAGATGTACTATCTCAAGGTGTTTCTGTCGATAAACTTTTGCATAAAAAAATCGATACATCAAGTTTGGAAAATGTGACTTTGACTCCGAATGGGCAATTTTTTAGAACTGATTTTCAGGGCTTTCTACCAAAAATGATGGAAGAAATGTACGAAGACAGGAAAAAATTTAAGAAGTTAATGTTGACCGCAAAACAAGAGAAAGAAAAAGAAACAAATGAAAGCAAAAAATATGAGATTGAAAAGCGTATTGCTCGTTACAACAATCTACAACTTGCAAAAAAAGTTTCTCTAAACTCCGCTTACGGTGCTTTGGGGAGTCAGTATTTTCGTTTCTATGATTTGCGCATGGCTCTTGGTGTTACAACTGCTGGGCAATTAAGTATTCGTTGGATCGAAAAGAAGATGAATGAATACATGAACAATCTGTTGAAGACGGATAAAGATTTCATAATTGCTTCCGATACTGATTCAATTTATCTAAGATTGTCAGAACTTGTGTATAAAGTTTATGGTGCTGAAAACAAGATTGAATTACCCAAAAGCAAAGTCATAGAGTTTATGGATCGCGTATGTGAACAAAAGATTCAACCTTTTATTGATAAATCATATGAAGAATTGGCACATTACGTTCATGCATATGCACAAAAAATGCAAATGAAGCGTGAAGCTTTGGCTGACAAAGGTATCTGGACGGCAAAGAAACGGTACATCATGCATGTATACAATAATGAAGGTGTACAATATTCTGAGCCTGACATGAAAGTGATGGGTCTAGAAATGATTAAATCTTCCACGCCCGCGCCTGTGCGTGGTAAAATGAAAGAGGCTTTGCAGATAATGATGAAAGGTAAAGAAAGTGATATTCACCTTTTCATCGAGAACTTTAGGAAATATTTTAAAACATTGCCACCAGAAGATATTTCATTTCCCAGAGGTATAAATGGTTTGAAGGAGTACCATAACAAAACCACAATTTATTCAAAAGGTACGCCAATTCATGTTAAGGGTGCATTACTATATAATAAGTATCTTGAAGAAAAATCATTGACAAAAAAATATCCTTTTATTCAAGAAGGTGAAAAGATAAAGTTTGCATATTTAAAACAGCCAAATCCAATTAAAGACACCGTAATTTCTTTTCCAAATATTTTACCACCCGAATTCAATCTTCAAAGCTTTATTGATTATGATATGCAATTCGAAAAAACTTTTTTAGATCCAATTAAAGTTGTTTTGGAATGTATGGGTTGGTCTACACATAAAACCGTTTCATTATTTGACTAAGGGCACAAAATGAGTATTCTTGAAAAAATTAAGAAAAATTCTAGCATTAAAGAATCTGCTATTCTTTCTAAGTCAAAATTTTTTACACAGAAAGATATGATTCCTACTTCTATTCCTATCATCAATGTGGCTTTGAGTGGGCGACTTGATGGTGGGCTAACACCTGGGCTAACGATGTGGGCAGGTCCATCAAAACATTTCAAGACGGCTTTTAGTTTACTGATGGCAAAATCTTATTTGGAAAAATATGAAGATTCCGCACTATTGTATTATGATTCAGAATTCGGTACGCCTCAATCGTATTTCGACACTTTTGGCATCAATACTGATAGAGTTTTGCATACTCCCATCACAGATATTGAACAACTAAAATTCGATATTATGAACCAACTTCAAAATTTAGAACGAGGTGAACATCTAATTATTGTTGTCGATTCAATTGGCAATCTTGCTTCGAAGAAAGAAGTTGAAGATGCTTTAGAACAAAAGTCTGTTGCAGATATGAGTAGAGCAAAACAAATCAAATCTCTTTTTCGTATGGTAACCCCTCACCTTACGATGAAAGACATTCCAATGGTAGTTGTCAATCACACGTATAAAGAAATTGGAATGTTTCCTAAAGATATTGTTGGTGGCGGAACAGGCTCTTATTATTCTGCTGACAATATTTTCATTATTGGCCGACAACAAGAGAAAGAAGGAACAGAAATTGTCGGGTACAATTTTATCATCAACGTCGAGAAATCAAGATATGTCAAAGAAAAATCTAAAATACCTGTTACTGTATCTTTTGATGGTGGCATTAGTAAGTGGTCTGGCCTTTTGGATATCGCATTGGAATCCGGGCATATTATCAAGCCCTCAAATGGTTGGTATTCAAAAGTAGACATGGAAACTGGAGAAGTGGAAGATCAAAAATTTCGTGAAAAGGATACAAACACGAGAGACTTTTGGATGCCAATACTAAAACAAGAATCATTTCAAAATTTTATTAAAAACAAATATCAAGTTGCAGCCGGTGAAATAATCCAAACTGAAGAGGAAGAAAATGCAATTTAAAGAAGGTGTTGATTACAACTATGTAATTCCGGAAAACGAAGATACAACAGTTGGTATAAGGTTGTTAACAGGTCCTTTTACAGACGTTGTTTATCAATATGGTAAAGTAAAGTTTGAAGAGGGTGTTAATGATGACATTTATCTAGGATTCATTTATAATATCATAGAGTCACCTTATGAGAAAGATTATTTGGGTGAAAATTTCAAAAATTATATTGGTGACATTCTTGTAGCAATCATGTCACAAAACATTGAAAAAGGACTTCTAGATGAGGCTGGAACAGACTATATTGAGGACTCTGATACAAAGTGAAGATTTCCTTAGAAAAGTTCTTCCGTTTATTAAAGATGAATATTTTTCCGATAGAGTTGAAAAGTATATCTTTAAACAAATAAATGAATATGCAAATCAATACAATACCACTCCGTCTGTAGAAGCTTTAATACTTGCCTCAAAAGAGAGTAAGAACATCACTGATGAGGAATTTAAAAATTGTGAAGAATATCTAAATGAAATACAAAAACATAATCGAGAGTTGGAAAAGCCAAATCAAGAATGGTTAATTGACAAAACCGAAAAGTTTTGCCAGGAAAAAGCAATTTATAATGCAGTTAGAAATTCAATCACAATCTTAGAGGGTAAAGATAAAACCAACGACAAAGGTTCAATACCAAAACTATTGTCAGATGCTCTTGCTGTAAGCTTTGACAATTCAATTGGGCATGATTATTTGGAGAACTCCGATGAACGATATGAATTCTATCACCGAAAAGAGGAACGAATCCCGTTCGACCTTGAATTTTTCAACAAGATCACCAAAGGAGGTCTCCCTGCCAAGACACTTAACATTGCTCTTGCTGGGACCGGTGTTGGTAAGTCTCTTTTCATGTGTCATGTTGCCGCTGGTTGTATGTCGCAAGGAAAAAATGTTTTATACATCACCCTTGAAATGGCAGAGGAAAAAATAGCAGAACGTATAGATGCAAATCTTTTGAACGTCTCTATAGACAATCTAATGGAATTACCAAAAGATATATATGATAAGAAAGTGAAACGTGTCAAAGAAATGACAACAGGCAAATTGATTATCAAAGAATATCCAACGGCATCAGCTTCAGCAATCCACTTTAGAACACTTCTGAATGAACTCAACCTTAAAAGGAATTTTGTTCCTGATATCATTTTTATTGATTATCTTAACATCTGCTGTTCTTCACGAATTAAAGCGGGAGCGAATGTTAACTCTTATACTTACGTCAAATCTATTGCAGAAGAGTTACGAGGATTGGCTGTTGAGTTTGGGGTGCCAATTGTTTCAGCTACCCAAACAACACGAAGCGGATACACAAACTCAGATCCAGGGCTTGAAGACACCAGTGAAAGTTTTGGTTTGCCGGCTACAGCAGACCTGATGTTTGCTTTGATTTCATCAGAAGAACTTGAGGCCCTTAATCAAATCATGGTCAAACAGTTGAAGAATCGGTATTCTGATCCGACAACACACAAAAGGTTTGTTCTTGGTATTGATAGGTCTAAGATGAAGCTATATGATGTTGAACAGGATGCGCAGATGGGTATTGCGGATGCTGGGCAACAATATGTGCCACAAGAAAAACCAAAAAATAAATTTGGAGGATTCAAAGTATAAATATGCAGACCATATATGATTTAAGGAATTTAAATGGCTGCACAACAAGGATTTCAATATGAAATTAATGCTGCTAATGTTTTAAAACCAATGGGATTTGTACCAAAAAATTTCATGCCTGCCGGTGCTGGACACAATCAACCTGATTTAATGTTAGAACATAAAGGTAAAAAGTCTGGTTGCGAGTTAAAAATAACAGCAGCATCCGCAGGATCATTAGTATTAAAATACAACATAAAAAATAAAAATAGCCCCTGGTCTTTTGGTGAAATATCAGACGATGATGCAGAAAAAAAATTTATTAAAGATTTGGCAGATGAAATAGATTTATTTAAGATTTTAAAAAAAGAATGGAAAGAAATTCCTTTTAAAAGAGAAAAAGATGCTCTTTGGAACGCAACGGCAGGAAAACTAACAAAGAAACAACAATACGAAAGAGACAGAGATACCTTTCCTGATGTAAGAGGTGAAATACCTGCTAATAAAATAGAACAGTATTACAATAAAAAAGATACATATTATGTAAATGTGGGTACGCATGGTTTTTATTTAATGGGTTCCAAAAATCCTCTTGATCTAAAAGATGTTCCGACATTTGGTTCTTCAGCAAAAGCAATATATCGAGCAAGGGTACAATACAAAGGAAGCGATAACTACCAATTCACTTTCGAGATGCAATTTTCAATACCGGCAGCAAAAAAATCTCCTTTTAATATAGCACCTGTAGACGGTAAAACAGTTAATATTATCAAAAATAAATTAGATTTATCCTGTTTCATTTAAGGAAAACAATTGTTATGAAACCTTTGATCACAATAATTACTCCAACAACCGGTAATGTACACTTAGCAAAAGCTGTTCGGTCCATAGAAAGCCAAACATACGACAAAATACAATATCTGATTGTAGTGGATGGTAAAACAAGAGAAGAAAAAACCTCTCAGATATTATCAACACTTGATTGTAAACGATTTGATACCATTGTTTTACCCCAACCAACAGGGTTCGATCAATATAACGGGCACAGAATTTATGGTGCTATGACATATATTGCGGAAGGTGACTTCTTGTGTTTTTTGGATGAAGATAACTGGTATGAACCAAATCATATTGAAACTCTTGTCGAATCTGTTCAAGGAAAAACCTGGGCTTATTCTTTGAGAAAAATTGTCGACCAAGAAAATAATTTCATTTGTAATGATGATTGTGAATCATTAGGTATATGGAAATCAGTTTTAAATGATCATTTTGTAGATGTTGGTTGTTACATGTTACCCAAAAAATTAGCACTTCAATTTTCTCCTGGATGGTATAGGAGAGCCAGACACCCGCAAGAGCAGCCAGAGGTTGATAGGCTATTGTCACACATTTTATTCACTCAATTGCCACATGAACAAGCAGCAACTAATGGGCAATATACATTAAACTACAGAGTTGCCAGTAGAGGTGACTCTGTTCAAGGATCTTTTTTTGAAAAAGGTAATGAACACATGAAAAATATTATGAATGGAGAATACCCATGGAGAAAGATTTAATTATAGGAGCATTCACAAATTACACAGATTATGATGTGTTGAAGCCGTGGGTGCAATCAATTAAAGACACAGGTTTTGATGGTGACATTGTATTATCAGCAATCGATGCTACCGACACGATTGTTCAAAAACTAGAGTCGGAAGGCGTAAAAGTCATAAGAGCCGGTAATCCTCAAAAGATGATGGTTCACATGTTGAGATTCCTTTCAATTTATGATTATCTAAAAAGTAATAAAAACAAATACCGTTTTGTGGTGACAACAGATGTAAGAGATGTTATTTTTCAAAGCAATCCAATTGATTTCATTAAAACAAAATTTTATAATATTGGATTAATTGCGGCATCTGAAGCAATTAAAATAAAAGACGAAAAATGGAATCGTGAAAACATTATTAAAAATTTTGGGCAGTATTTTTATAATGATGTTTCTGAGAGAGAAGTTTTAAATGTGGGGCTAATTGCAGGAAAAGCCGAACTCGTGAAAGACCTTTGTTTCACACTCTTTCAAATGTCTTCAAATCGCCCAGACTGGGTAGCCGATCAAGCCGCATATAATATGATACTTTCATTTGAACCTTGGAAAACAAAGTGTGCCATTTTGAAATTGAGAGATGCGTGGGCACTCAATGCCCACGTTACAAATAAACCCGATCAAATGGAAGAATTCGGTCCATATTTATTAGAAGATCGCCCCTATATGAATGAGAATGGTAAAGTTGTAAATTCAGAAGGAAAACCTTTTGTTATTGTTCATCAATATGATAGAATTCCACAATGGATGGAATATTTCTCTAAAAAATATGGAATAAAAATTACAAAAGATACAAATACTGGCACATCACCTAAATACTTCCTATACAAATCATAATTTTATAAATATGAGGCTTTGAAATGAATAAAATCACATTAGTTACCGCTTTCTATGATATTGGGCGCGGTGACTGGTCAACAAATGTCCACAAAAATGGTGGGCCTCTTCCGCATTATCTCCAACGATCCGTTGACAAATACATCGAACATTTCACGAGAATGTGTGAAATTGAAACTGAAATAATTGTTTACACTTCACCGGATTTGGTTGAACGTCTTTCAAATGTTTCTCCTAACGTAAAAGTTGTTTCATATGATTACGAGAATGAACAACAGGAACTAAGAGAAAAAATTCACAACATTCAAAGTTCTCCAGAATTTACAAGGAGAATCAATCCTTATCAAGTTCGAAATCCTGAATATTGGTCAAAAGATTATGTTGGAGTTACCTCACTCAAAGCTTTTTATGTTTATGACGCTTTTGAAAAGGGGCTCATTACTAATGATTGGGCATCATGGATCGATTTTGGATATTGTAGAGATGATGAACATATTCCTAAATCAAAAAAATGGGAATACGATTTTACTCCAGGAAAAATGCATTTCTTTAATTACAGGGAACCTGTATTGTCAAGAGCGATGGAGCAAATTCAAACGGCCGTTCTGAATAACCTTGTTTATATTATTGGTGGAGTTTTTGTAGGAGAAAAAGAACAATGGTGCATGCTCAAAACACACATGGAAAAATCTTTAAACGTTCTTTTTGAAAACAACTTGGTCGATGATGATCAGGGGCTTTTGCTCATGTCCTACTTCAGAAATCCCGAAAAATATGAACTTCATAAAATGCCTCTAGATCAGGATATTGAGCAAGTTCGTTCGATTTTGAGGAGATTTAACAAACATGAATAAGTTAGTCATATTTGATCTCGATGGTGTGTTAATTGATTCTAGAGAATTACATTATGATGCATTGAACAAAGCTCTTGAAAAGATTGATCCGAAATATGTGATTTCTAGAGATGAACATCTAAGCATTTACGATGGGTTAAACACAACAAAAAAACTTAAAATGTTGACTGAAAGAAAAGGTCTACCCACATCTTCATACGATAAGGTTTGGGCTGATAAACAAGAAGCAACATTTAATTTAGTTCGTGGTTTTATGCCTAATTATTTTTTATCTGCATTGTTTTCGGATATTAAAAAAAGAGGATATAAAATTGCCGTTGCATCAAATTCAATTCGTGAAACAGTAAAATTGTCATTACTAAGTATTGGCGTACTAGATTCAGTAGACTATTACGTTAGTAACGAAGATGTTTCAAGGACAAAACCATATCCAGAAATGTACTGGAAATGCATGACGGCTTTGAACGCTCTTCCAAAAAACACTATTATAGTAGAAGATAGCCACATCGGAAGACAAGGCGCCATGGATTCAGGAGCGCATTTATTACCAGTTGAAAATTCACATGAAGTAAATTCTGATAGATTTTTAAAAAGGTTGACTGATATGATTCAAACGATTGAAGGAAAAAGTAAAAAATCATTACCTTGGAGGGACAGTAGGCTTAATGTTCTGATTCCAATGGCGGGTGCTGGCTCAAGGTTTGCATCTGTTGGTTATACTTTTCCAAAACCTCTAATTGAAGTTCGTGGAAAGCCAATGATTCAAGTAGTTGTTGAGAACTTAAACATTGAAGCAAACTATATTTTTATTGTACAAAAAGAACATTATGAAAAATATAATTTAAAATATCTGCTTAATGTCATTGCACCTGACTGCAAGATTGTACAGGTTGATGGGCTCACTGAAGGTGCAGCATGTACAACTTTACTCGCAAAAGAATTTATTGACAATGATTCTCCTTTAGTAATGGCCAATTCAGATCAATTCGTCGAGTGGAATTCGAATGAATGTTTATATGCATTCACTGCTGATTCAATCGATGGCGGAATCGTCACATTCGAAGCAACACATCCCAAATGGTCATATGCAAAACTTGGTGAAGATGGATTTGTTTGTGAAGTTGCAGAGAAACGCCCTATTAGTAATCTTGCAACAGTTGGCATTTATTATTGGAAACAAGGATCCGATTATGTTAAATATGCTGAACAAATGATTCAAAAAAATATTCGTGTCAATAAT